ATCACCCTCAGTGGTCTTGAGGGTAATGGTGTAGGACATTTACTTTCTGAGAATAGATATGGTATATATTATACCACACTTTGTGTGATTTTAATTGCCCGTTAGTTCATATTTTTTCTTCTTCTGGTGATCAGGAATAACTCTCTTTAATCTAATCGTAAGAAGACCATTGGTGAGATCAACACTTCGGACCTCAACATCATCAGCAATAGTTCTACTCCAGGTAAATGCACGACGTGCAATTCCTCTTTGCAGATACTCATGATCTTTGTTACAATCTCCAGGTTTAGTGCATTGAACAAATAATTTATTTGATTCTGTTTCAACTTTAATATCTTCTTTGACATAGCCAGCAAGTGCTAGCTCTAATCTAAAATCAATACTAGTTTCTTTAACAAGATTATGTGGTGGATAATTTGCATCTGATTCATGGACTGTGGCAAATCTACGAATCCATTCATCCATACCAATACCAAATCTTGATGCATCATTCAATAGCGCATCAATATCCGCAATGTTATACTTAACCATTATAGTAGCTCCTTAAAAAGCGAGTTTGTGTTTTGTGGACCCCAAAGGCATCCTATATAATTTATAATAGCACACTAAAATTATTAGTAGTAATAACCGTATGAATTTGTTAAGTGACTTTAATATTTTAACTGAAGACGGTATTAACCGAACATTTGAAATTTCAGAATCGGCAGAAGAATGTTTATATTTTTGTGATGAATCTAAATTAAAGTGGGGACGTATTAAAAATTTTTATAAAGACCCGGTAGCAGTAAAAGAAATGCTACAGCAGTTTCCAGTGGTTCCTCAGTCTGAGACACATTCTCCTGGCTTGCAACAGCATTTTCCAATGCCCTTTATGAAAAATATACAACCAGTATATCAATATCTTTATGAAATTTTAGAAAAAAACAAGTTTATGTTTGGTCCACCAAATGTATCTAATTGGCAAACATATTGCAATACACATTGGACTGACATGAAAGTCAATGTTGGAAGTATGATTCCACATACAGATCAATTTAATATGGCATTCAACATTTGGTTATCTGAGGATAATCCAGCTGGCACTGAATTTTACTTACATGATTTTGGAGAAGACGAACCAGTTGCATATTATCTTGCACAGTTTGCACAGTATGATAAAGAACATCTCCTACAAAAGTTATTAAGAACTTTAAATGGTAGTAGTGATTTTTCTGATGAATGGAATCCTGATGAAATAGACACATTTTTTTCATCAAGAAATTGGAAGAAGTATTTAACTATGGATGCAGAATATAATAGTTGTACTTTTTATCCAGGATGTTTCTTCCATAAACCAGAATGGGATCCAAGATCATATAAAAAAGATTTACTAAGATACTCTCAAGTAATATCATATAAGTTTATGGAACCAGGACCATTCCAAGGAGACTGGTATAAAAATTTCGGCACATAAAAAAAGACCCCCTAAGGGGTCTCGGGAGTTCCGATTGTAGAGTGTGCCGCACGAAAAGCACAAAACTATTTATGCTTCTGTAGTCGGGACTACCTTCTTCTTACCGATGTTATATTTTGCTTCCAATGTCCATTCGGACTTCTCTTTATAAGCAATAACCTTAATCTGATTCAATGGTGATACATCTTCAATCACTTCGGGTTTAACTACAGCAACCAATTCCCAGTCAACCAGAAGTTGTGTAATACGATTACGACGCTGCACATCATTTAATGTCAAGTTAGCACGTTTGCCATCCAGGGCAAACAGTTCCTTAAAGTGAACAATATAATAACGACCCTGCTTATGAAGAATATGACAAGATTGATATAGCTTCTTTTCCTTCCGAGAAGCAACACCAATTCTAGTCAGCGTCTCACGAACTTTAAGAAAATCATCGGGTTCACTAAGAAGCACTTCCACCATATCGGCGGGTTCCCATGTTACTTCAATATCCGTGGATGTAGTCATTGTTTACCGCCTTTAGTCAATTTTTGTTTAATAGAACTCAGTTGTGTATCAGAAAGAATACTAAGAGCGGACTTAGCTTTCTCGTTACTATAACCATAGTAAGATTTCACCGCATCCAAATCATCAATCTTTTCTTTCTTCAACCACGGAGAGAATCTCCGTTTTGGTCTGACAATATTTAGTAAAAATTCATATTGTAGTTTCTTAGACAGGTGATGGTTAATATTTACTTCATTCGCCACCATGATAGTATCTATAAAACCAGACAGACAGCGGTTTACGATAAAAGGAGGATATGCATTTTTGTTTTCATCAACCATGATGTTTTGTTTTTCATGATTGATAGAATTTAACCAGTGCTTCAGTTCGGTCTTCATTGTAAATGATAATAATGTTTAGGGTTTGACCATCTATCAGGAGGAAGTTTATATGGATGTACGTCCATTGCCATAGATATTCTAATTTGATCTGTGGGATTAGGATCTACCCAATGATGAGTCTCAGATTCAAAGACCATCAACTCCCCCGGATCATTAACTTGTTTCTTTCCTTCAAACCAAGTTCCAATTTCAGAATCCCCACCAATAAAAAGATTAACGCAAGACCATGGAAATGGTGGTTGTTTTTTTGGTACTGGTGGACGATGACAATGTGATGAAATACCTTCACCTTTCCTAAAAGTATTCGCCCAACATTGAATCCATACATTACCAACAAACAATACCTTCAACTTGGGAATAAGGATTGGACCAATCACATCATCAAAAAGATAATTATTAATCCAGTGTCTTCCGGTCAAAGAATCATCTGCAGTGCCACCATGAACATCCTCACCAAGCGACTTCACATAATCCTCAGTCTCTAGAATTCTATCATAGATTACTGAACATTCATCTAGGGAAAGAAACTCAACAACCTTAAATAATTTCATAGTTAGTCAACAATAATTCAGCGCGATCTTTTTGCTCATTCATATAATCGCCTGTAGACCGCATAGTATAAGTTAGGTCATAAGTACACGCCAACCAGTCTTGGAAACGGTCCTTGACCATCTGAGTGGAGTTATAGGAGATCATATGACGAGCAAGGTGGTTGTCGCAATCAGCAGCAAACTGATCATGATCAAAACGCTTATGTAAATTTCCCTTGTTACCATAGAGGTTATCTTTGATATCATAGGGTGGATCAGAATATATAAAACAACGTAGATTGTCTGTAAGAAGTCCCTCATATGACCAGTTAGTAATTTTCCAGTTCTGAATTATTTCTGAGTATCCTTTTAGTTTCTCAATTCCTCGCATTGAGAAGTTGGAGACAGATGCCTGCCTGCTAAAGGATGAGGACTCAGTGAGACCAGAAAAAGAGCACTTGTTAATAACGTAAAAACTAACAGCACGAGATAAATTGGATTGATCATAATCGTTTACTAATTTCTTTGATTCAATGAATAACTCACGAGCAGATGTCTCATTGGGATATCTGGATTTAACTTCTTGTAGACGAAGATGAAGTTTATCACCTTCATCCTGAAGGACTCTCCAAAAATTATATAATGGTTCATAAAGATCGTTCACCCACACAGGAATGTCTGGGTTCTCTTTAGTGAATGCGATGGCAACACTACCACCACCTAAAAATGTTTCCCGATACTCTTCAATACCATCAGGGAAACGTGGAATAAGATACTTAGTGGCGCGAGACTTACCACCAGGGTATCTAAGCGGAGTCTTAAGAGACTTCAAAGTTTGGTTCATTTAGAATTAATCAATGTTTCCTGAAATAGAAATTCTATAATCTTCAGATGTATAGAACGGATAAACAAAATGTGCTAACTTTGAAGGGAAGATAATAAATTTTCCATTATCTTTTTTATCTAAAAAGAAATTTTCAAGTCTAATGTTACCTGTGATATCAGTATATGCTGCACAAAATGTACTTGCCTGATGTGACTGAGTAGACTTTACAACTTCCTTTCTATTAGTTTCGTCTTCATAATTGAAAGGTATGTTCAACCATAACACAAAACTATAATTACCAGAATGAATATGGCAAGGGTTTACCTCATACTTTTTTTGAAAGTTTACCCAAGCAGTGTCACAATGCCATTTATGAACTGGACGACCTTCACTCTCACAAATTTTGGTGACACCCTCATAAATTCTAGGAAGAATAATTTTCTTCGCAGTAAAAGTCAGAACAAACTCACTTTCAATATGTCCTGCAAGTTGTTCATTTACAGGAATTTTATGTTCACTATCCCAAATTTTATTAACTGCGATAGTAAGATCTTCTTGCTCCTGCTCCGTCAATTTACCATCATAATAATGCTGGTTTGGAAAACTTTTAACTGTATTCATATGACAT